GACGGGTCCGGCAATGGTTGAGTGTATGCGCCGAACGAACGAAATATTCGCGCATCAACGCTTAGGTCCGGTGGAATATCGCACAGCCTACAAACAAACCGACATCGAACTCGTGAACTGGATCGAGAGGGACACAGTTGAATACCCACACACCGCTGAGGGCGACTACAGCGCCAACGACAAACACCAGCGTGAGCGGGTTCACATACTTTTTGACACATGGATGGCCAAATTGAAGATGCCACAATGGTTGCGCACCATTTTTATCGCCAACAACAAGTTCTTGGTCAGGTCCTATAAAATGGGCTTGGTCGCCAAGCTTGCCAATCAGTTACCGACTGGCACAACCGCGACGACACCCCGCAACACTGTTTACAACGCACTGATGTTTTCAGTGTCTTGTCAGCAGCAGGGGGTGCGCGGACGTGCTTTGGTGCTTGGTGATGATTTGCTGGCGCGCACCAGCAAGCCGCTCAATCTGCTTGAGTGGCGACAATGTGTGGCACGATTCAAGATGGTCCTGAAGGCCAAGAGTCCGCAGATGAACGGACAGGCCACCTTCCTCTCCCGACGCCTGCTCACCAATTTGGAGTACCCTTGCATGGTACCGTTGTTGGGCAAGGCTTTGGCGCGCTTCAACGCCCGGGCAATATACAAGGAGGACAAAACACATTCACAGTACATGGCGGGAAAATCCCTTTCGTACGCATACGAGTTCAGACATGTGCCATTCCTTCGTGACTTCTTTCTTATGAGGTACACGATGGAAGACAAAACCAACATGACTCTGGACGAACTTTCGTGGAACACAAAAGTTCTTGGGATTGACCTTAGCAGCATTGTACAGGCAATAAAGGACGAAAAAGTCCTGGTTGGAGATGATGATTTCTTAGATTGGAGCATGGAGACTTACGACCTCGGTCTGGTGGACCTGGAAGAAGTCTTCGACATGATAGTACTCAGTGACAAGCCCGAAATGGTCACCCATCCTGCGGTGGCCAAGCTCGCCATCGATTGGTGAAACACTCGGGGCCCAAGTGGTGCTGCAGGGTAAAGCCCAGCTGGCACAACGTCAGCGCACCTCGGAGTGGTCCGAACGTCTTGAACGGAAACCCCTATGGTGTGTGTTTGCGCAAGTTCACACACTAACAATA